GGGAGGAGGGTCGGACTGGACACCCGGTGCGAGGCAGGTGTAGCCGCGTTGTGCGCAAGAAGGTGGTTGCGGTTCCGTATGACGGCGGTGTTGTCCGAGGTGCGTACTTGGCTGAGCTCGTGGCGGAGGTGCGAACTTGCAGCTATGCAAGAGCTTATAACGCTACAAATGCTGATCTTGTCACAGCCCATTTGAGACGCCGGATGATGGAGCATGGCATGCGGGCGAGCCACATTGAGCGTCACTTGGGGCGCATGGTCGTGGCTTGTTTCTACAAGTCAATGGCTGATCAACAGCTGGAGGAGGATCTTGCCGCTCTCCAGCGTGTTGGTTGGGTCCGTGGGTCCCACGCGGCTCGGTGGTAGGGGGGCCGCGGGTTCACAACGCCAGCAACCTACACGTCTTCAGCCCCTTCTCACAGGAGGCTGCGTGTAAAGCGGTTTGCTGATGTCAGGATCTGCGGTTCACTCGGAGAGAGGTTGGTCACGCCTCTGAGTGACCTGGCCGTCGCTGCTTTTTCACGCAGCATTGTGAACTTGGAGTCGGGATTCAAAGAAAGAGTGCTGTATATTGACGGCAACGGCACCGCCCCTCCAACCTGCAAGTCTTCGGTTGCTGGATTGAATGCGTTTCTGGTCGATGTTGCCGCATGTGTCGGACCTTGCACCCCGGTCTCCGTGGCGTCCTACGTCGCGTCGAAGAAGGGCTCCAAGCGTACTGTCTACATGCGTGCTGCTGACAACTTGATACACAGGCCCTCTGGCATCAGGGAGATGAGCTCCCTTAGCTTTTTTGTGAAGCGTGAGGCTACACAGTTTGCTAAGGTGCAGGTTCCCCGTGTGATTTCCCCCCGCACGGCGGAGTTCAACGTTTTGCTGGGTCGCTACCTCTGGCCGGTCGAGCACCGCATCTTTGCTGCCTTGCAGGGTGCGTGTGGATCTGCATCTCCAGTTGTGGCAAAAGGGATGACTCAACAGCAGAAAGCTGCCACCATCGTTCAGAAGCTGGGCGTCCATGGGTGCTGTGTCGGACTCGACGCAAGTCGGTTTGACCAATCCATAGGCGCCAAGTTACTGGGCGTGGAACATCAGCTCTACACTTCGTTGTTCCCAAATGATCGCCATCTTCAGTGGCTGCTTTCGGAGCAGCTGGTCGTCCGGGGCATCGGGAGGTGCCCGGATGGGATTGCCAGGTTCAGAGGTCCCGCTATGCGGTGTTCTGGTGATGTTAATACGTCACTTGGGAACTGCATAATTTCGGTGGCCCTAGCTTGGCTGTACTTGAAGGAGCATGGGATCAATGGCGACATACTTTGTGATGGGGATGATTGCTTGCTGTTCATCTCCCCAGCTTCTCTTCCTCTCCTTCAAGGCCTTAGTGCGTGGTACCTTGGGTATGGACTGCGCATGAAGGTCGAGGAGCCCGCTTATGAGCCTGAGCGGGTTGAGTTTTGCCAGTCAAGGCCGGTGTTTGATGGTTCGCAGTGGGTGCTCGTTCGCAACCCTTCTAAGGCCTTCAACACCGACGGGTTCGTGCCGTTCACACTGAGCAGTACCGCCGCCTCTGAACACATCAGGGCGGTTGGGTTGTGCGGGCTGTCCATGGCGGCGGGCATGCCCCTATTTGACTGCTTTTACAGACGGCTTGTTGATGCTGGCAAAACCGGGAGATTTGACACCGCACTTCTTGGGGGTTTGGCATACCAACACGCGCTCCAAGTGCGTGCCGGCTATTATGCCGTTAGCCGGCCTGTCAGCCCCGAGTGCAGGATGTCGTTTTGGAAGGCTTTTGGAATCTCGCCTGATGAGCAGTGTGTCATGGAATCGCAACTGCCCGGGTGGGACCCCTGCCGCCGTTTGAGTGTCGTTGACCCACAACTTCACTTCCTTGGGTTCTATCCCAACCGCACTCCGAGCGATTTACGTGGCACCAAGTTTTAAACTACCAGTATGGCCAAGGCAAAAGGCAGGAAGAAGGGTGGCAAGAAGCCTAAAGCACGCAGGCAGCGCGCTCCTGGTCGTGGCCCCAGTGTTTCATCGTACCAGGCGCTCGTCATTGATCCCTGTTCGGGTCCTCTTGTGTCTCCTTATGGTGGGCCCCGTGGTTACATCACTAGGTTCACCCAGGACCTCACCATTAATACTGGTGCTGGGATCACGTCTGGCTCAGTCCAGTACTTTCCGGGGCCGTGCACCCTTTTCACCACTTCGGCGGTGACGGGGGCCGCAAACGCCCTGGTCCAAACCGTTTCTGGCCCCGGTGTCTCGTATCTCACCAGCACCGCCAACCAGGTCAGGGCTATTGCGGCTTGCATTGAGGTCATACCTTCTGGTGCAAGTTACAATAACCTGACGGGCGAGATTGGGTTTGGGTACTGTGATTGGAACACTGCGGCTGGTGGTGCCAACATATCAGCTAATCAGCTTTTCCAGTTGTGCTCGGCCCGCGCTGTCTTAGCTAAGTCAGCGTTTGAGGCCAAGTGGACTCCTGGTGACGCTGATCACCTGTATTGCAGCATCACCACAGGCTCGGCGTCGTTCAGCGTGCCCATAGGTAGCATGAGGGGCTTGCTGCTCTGCTGGCGTGATGCTCCGGCCAACATCGGGCTCACCGTCAGGCTCACATCTGTGCTGGAGTGGGTTCCGGATCTTGGCCAGGGGCTTGCATACAATGCAGCACCTGCCATACCGCTGGACCACAGGTCCCAGGTTGCTCAGATTGCTGCGCGCGCTGGGACCCACTGGTGGAACAACTTGGGGCACGACGCAGCTTCGGCTGCTTCCAAGTTTGCCGCCGGTGCCATGCATGATGTGGCCGCTGCAGGGCGGTACATGCTTCGCTCAGGTCTTGTCAAGGCAGCTGGGAAGGCTGCTCCTTTGCTTTTAACCATGGCATAGTGGGGGGGTGCGCGAGTGAGATTTAAGCGGGGCTGCCGCCTTGGTGACGGTGCCGGCTGGAGCTGGCAAACCCGATCTATGGGATGGGCGTATGCAAGCCCTTGCGAAGTGATAAGCTTTCGCTCCGTGCTCAGCGTTCCTGCACACGACGCAGTGCAGGTGGATCCCTCAAAGTGGCTCTGTTCGAGAAGAACCGTTGGCTTCGTACAGCTGCTGGAGGTTTACCAGCACGGCACCCCGTGAGGGGGGGGTTGTAAACCGGTG